AAGAGGCGGCTATCGCTGAACTTCGAAAAGTTATCGGAGCGCTAGAAAAAATTTCATGGGACCAAGTTGTAAATCCTGCTCACGATGTTTATGACCTAGTAAAGATAACTCGCACTCCGTCGGGAGTTGATGCTACTTTGATGTTAGATTCAATAACGATTCCTTTGAGTCCACAAAACACGATGAACGCAATTGGAAGAAGTCGGAGATTCTGATGGACTTAAATTATCTTGTTAATCAAATCAAGGGTGACACAATTGCTCCAACTCTCCGCCTTCGCCAAGGCAAAGTAATCACAGTCAATGCCGATAGAACAATGGATGTTCAAATTGCAGGTGACACCAATACCTTGCCTTCAGTTCGATACTTGAGCAACTACGCTCCAAAACCTGATGACCAAGTATGGCTAATAAATTCAGGTGCCGACTTATTAGGAATTGGGATGGTTGCGAGTGCAACTAGAACCCTTGCGACAACGGCTTATCGAACCAGTACCTACACAATCACAAAAGATACTCTGACAACTATTCCCTTTGAGGCAAGTCGCAGAAATGATTGGAATACTTGGACTGTCTCAGATGCAACCAAATTAACTGCCCCTTTAACTGGGGTTTATCAATCAACAGCATCAATTTTAGTTCAATCAGAAAATTGCCGAATTGAATTATCAATTTGGAAAGGTGCCACAGAAATTGCCCGTCAAGATGTTGATTTATCAAAGACAGATGTTGGAGGATTTCACGGCATGGTTACTTCAGTTCCTTTTGAAATGACAAAGGGGGACTCAATAACAATGAAAATTGAACACGATTACAACCCAACACTTGATTTACTCATCACCGCTGGGGGCAAAGACCACACAGGGTATTTCAATGCACTATCTTTAACCTACCTTGGTTCATAAACTATAGGTTAGAATTAACTCACCTAAGATTAGGAGAAATAATGGACAAGAAAACTCAGGCGATGCTCGCCTCATATGGACGCTCATTTTTAGCAGCAGTCACTACAGCATTTATGATTACAGGTGGAGACATTCTCGCACTTGATGGAGACGCACTCAAGGCAATCCTTGCAGCAGGTATCTCAGCAGTTCTCCCTGTTGCAATCCGCGCAGCCAATCCTAAAGACCCTGCATTTGGCAAGATTGCCGATGGAGTTACTGACGCAGTTGTTGGAAAACTTACTGCCAAGAAGTCAGCAAAGAAGAAGTAAATGCCAGCACCAAAAGGAACCGCTGAACTGCTTGTTGAAATAGCAACCGCTGAAATTGGTTATATCGAGGAATCAGTTCCCGAGAACAAAACCAAGTATCAAAAGGCTAATCAAGCATGGTGTGGCGCCTTCGTAAATTGGTGCGGGAAAAAAGCGGGAGTTGAAATTCCAAACACCGTTTACACCCCAGCGGGTGCAGATGCTTTCAAAAAAATGAAGCGTTGGCATGAAGGCGAAGATGTAGCACCTCTTCCTGGAGACATTGTTTATTTCGATTTTCCAGCAGACGGCGTAGACCGCATCAGTCATGTTGGCATTGTTGTAAAAGACAACAACGATGGAACCGTGACCTGTATCGAGGGCAATACGAGTTCCGATAAAAAGGGCGACCAGCGAAACGGTGGCGAAGTTTGCTTGAAAATCCGTGCATATAAGAAAAAAAACAGAAATAAGTTTAAGCCGAATATGCCAGTTGCCATTGTTGGTTTCGGGCGTCCAAAGTTTGAGGCTATGGCTAAGTCAGCCGACGAAGCAAAAGCAAAGGCATAAACATGGAAAAAGAGATTCAGCCGACATTAGGAGAAGTAATGCGACGCCTTGACGACCTCACTATGGAAGTCAAGCAGATGAATCTCAATGTGGGACAAACATACTTACGCAAAGATGTTTACGACGCCGATACCGAGCGTTTTGCTCAAGCCATGACACATATAACTGACCGTCTTGAGAAGATGGAGAGTCGCTCCGAATGGGTTATTCGTACCGTCGGAGCGCTCTTCATTGCCACAGTTGTCGGTGCCTCGATGTATGTTGGACAAATAATCGGCATCTGAGACTTGACATAACCAACAGGGGTTGTGTACCCTCTCGGATGAGAGGAGAACAACCATGTCAAATGTACAACCCGAAATCGATGAGTTCGATAATCCCGCTATATCTTCAATATCTGCCGAAAATGAGGGCTTCAAGGTCGATGATGACCAAAAGGCTGATTGGGCATTACGCAAGTTAGCAGTCATTCGCCGTAAGCAAGCAGAGAACAAAAATATCTTTGATGCAGAGGTCATCCGAATCACGGAATGGCTCTCAGCGGTCAATACAGCCCTTGACAAAGATGCCTTGTATTTTGAGGCAGTCCTTACCCCATACGCCCTCACAGAGCGCTCCAATGGGCGTAAATCCCTAGTTCTACCCCATGGCACAGTCAAAACTACGGCTGGGCGCCCTAAGATTGAAATTGAGAACGAAGTTGAGTTCTTAGCATGGGCAGAAAAGAGTGAGCCTGAGTTGATTCGTCTTAAAAAAGAAATCGACAAAAAGGTTCTAAACACTTTACTTACCGATTCTGGTGATGTAATATCAACCCAAGGTGAAATTGTTCCATCGGTTCGAGTAATTCCAGCCGAGACTTCAGTTTCATTCGTCATCGCAGATTGAGAGAGGAACTCATGACAGACACAACAACACTTCCAATCGCTCAAGCAATGAGCGCAATCATGAAGGAAGTTGGAGCAATCGCTAAGAAGGACAAGAACACTTCACAGGGATTTAATTTCCGTGGAATTGATTCAGTTGTTAATGCGGTATCTCCAGCACTTCAAAAGTACGGCGTCATCGTTGTCCCATCAGTTGAGGATTACGAATATGCAACAGTTGAAATCGGACGCAATCGAACAGCGATGGGTCATGTGAAAGTAAAAGTCACATACACATTCATCGGTTCAAACGGAGATTCAATCAAAGCCACGGTAGTAGGTGAGGCAATGGATTCAGGAGACAAGGCAACCGCTAAGGCGATGTCTGTGGCTTTTCGAACTGCATTACTCCAAGCACTATCCCTACCGACAGATGAACCTGACCCTGACGCAACGAGTTACGAGCGTTCAAGTGCCAAAGATGTCTTAGCGCCAAGTGCAGTCTTGACAAAGATTTCACAGGCGACAGCCATTGACTCACTTGCTGAAATCGGTCAGTACATCACCACTCATAAAGATGGATACACCGCTGAGTTGCTCGAACAATTTCGTGTTAAGTTCAAGGAACAACAGGCAAACATCATCGTACCTAAATTGGAAGAGGACACCAATGAGACAACAACAGAGGAGCCAATCGTTACTGTTAATGCCTGAGTTGCCTTACGACCAAACTTCAGGACACAGCGGGACGGATACTTCAAAGGCTAGAGCAGTAGAAGCGGACAGGTCTGGAAAGACTGCGATGCGTCAGGCTCAAGCGATTGATTTACTTAATGAAAACTACGAACGCGGTCTGACATGGAAAGAGTTCAGTCTTATGACTGGACTTCACCATGGCACCGCTTCGGGTGTACTCTCCGTTCTCCATAAAGCGGGTCGTATTGCAAGGCTCAAAGAATCTCGTAATGGCTGCAAGGTCTATGTGGGATTGAATTGGGTGCAAAATCGAGTCGTTGAAAAACAAGGGCGAAATAAATGTTGCCCACATTGCGGAGGTAATTTGTGAGTATCAGATGGATAACAAAAGTTTGGTCCGATTCACCTTATGACGGGACTCGACTTTTAATCCATCTTGCCCTTGCAGACATCTCTCACGATGATGGGCGCTTTTTTGCATCACAGAAAATGTTGGCTGCAAAAGGTCGCTGCTCTATTGAGTATGTTCGCAAAGTCATCAACCAGATGGTTGAAGAGGGACATATCAAGATAATCAGCAAGGGAAACTCTCGAGGTAAGGCGACGACTTATCAACTTTTATGGAAAAAACTACCCAACTCTGTTGGGGAGGCTTTACCCATTGAAGATGACGAACTCCCCAACTCAGATACCCCGCACTCCCCAAGTCTGGAGGTCTCACTCCCCAACTCCACTCCGTACCATCCGTCCTATACATCCGTCCTATCTACAACAAAGAGCGACGAAACTGCTATCGCAGTTATCGCGCTCTCTGAGGTAGTTGCTCGGAGATGGTGGGAGAAGCAAAGAGTCAAACCTCTCGGCAAGGGAGCATGGCACTCCTTGCTTCAGATAACCAAGGCAGCCGAAGCCCGAGGTTATAGCGAGCAACAAATTGAGTTGGCACTTGATTACATCGGGACAGTTCCTACAATGCGTCAAATGGATTTAGTTCTTAGAGGAGTGGGAGTTAAGACCAAACATGAAACTGGAGCAATTAGAGCAATCGAGTTATCAGAAAAGTTACGGAATGAATCTCTCTGACATCGCGCTACTTCTCGGCTTTGTGGGCATCTATGACCTTAGAGTTCAGGTTGATGAATTAAAAGTTCGCGCTTGGGCGGAATCATTAGATTCTGACATGCCACTAGACGAAGCAAAGAAAATCGTTTCTTTCCATTACGCTAACTCTGACCAGGCAATCAATCCCAGCCATCTGAATCGGCATTGGAGAGTTCGTGTTGCATCGGAAAAAGAGCGTCAGCGTAGTGAGGCGATTAGCCGTGAGTTCGAAGAGGCAAAACAAAATGCTTTGTCGTATGAGCAAGCGCAAAAGTATTTAGAAGA